TTGCAACGCCCGTCGTGTTAACCACCGCATTCGTTGCAACGCCCGTCGTGTTAACCACCGCATTCGTTGCAACGCCCGTCGTGTTAACCACCGCATTCGTTGCAACGCCCGTCGTGTTAACCAACGCATTCGTTGCAACATTCGTTGCATTGACAATCGGGGCTATAACCACGTCGTTAAGCGTCTGAAGACCGCCGATAATGCCTCCACCACTACCAGAACCACCACCGGACGGCGAAGAATCATCTTCCTGATCTTGAGTATCTTCATCATCCTCCGCAGCATCACCCCCCGACGCAGTTGGCGCAGCAGGACTTAGCAGCAACACAGCAAAAGTAATACCGGTCGCCAACAAAGCTGCACCCACCAAACCACCCACCACACCTATCACAATTTTCTCATCCTTTGAAAGCTTCATTTCCGATTCGTGTTTGTTTATAAAGCATATTGTAGAAAACGAAATCGAGCATCTTACAAATAAAACCATCTCGACATGCGTGGCGGTGTAAGCTCTCAAAGCTATCACGAAGAAGTGTCAGTACCAGATACCCTTCGCATGCTGCTGGAGCGCACTGGATACTTTCCCGACGACACGGCGCCGGAAGTGGCGGCGCTTCTGTACGCCGCCATCCGTGACCGAGTCACCGGCGACAGACCGTCGCGACATTTGCCTCAAGTACTGCGAGAACTTGGCGAAACGGTCTTTGTACTGTCCAGCGAAATTCAGCGCCATGTCACAGACGGAGATATCGATTTAGAATACCAAGCGCGTTTGGCACTGCAAATCATTCGACACACACTGATGCAGTACGATGTGACCATCGAAGTTCGAGAAGATCGCAGCGGCGTCGTGTCCTCCATTCCGACCACCGGACTCACGCGCGACAGAAAGGATGAGCAAAGAGAAGAATTAATCTCCGTGTCGCGACGCATTTACGAACTTTGCCGTAACATGCTGGGAAGCGAACACGCGCGCCTGCCCATGGGCGCACACTTCGCCGACGCCATCATCGACCTTACCACTCAGGATCTCGACACCGCCGGTGACAGCCTCGACGCATGGCAAACCAGAGCCGACGAACTGAGAAACGCAACACATGACTTACGTACGCAAAAGGAGCGCTTCGTCGCCGGCGTCATGGTGCACGTGATCGAAGACGGCATCACGCTCGCCGTCAAGCTGCAACAATCGTGAGATCTAAGCGTTCGAATCTAATGCAATCGAGGGCGCAACTGCTCCACCGACCAACCACTCACGTGACGCAAACGCCAACGATCGGGGCGATCGTCCGAAACAGCATCCGGACAAATTCCGTAAAACCAATAAATCGATAGCTGAATCTTTCCGCACCACGACACGTCGGACGACAACACGCGCTCCGCCTGCACCAAATTCAACTCGTACTCCGAAGCCACCAAACGAGCGGCAGAATCCTCCAACGGAGCCGACACCTCCGTATCCCAATCAAACAAATGAGCAAATCCAAGACGACGAATCCACATCGAAATCACATACATCTGAGCAGGGTAACGCAACAACGCCACGTCGCGCTCCTGCAACTTCTCCGACGAACCGGCGTCTTCCGAACCCTCGATCATGCAACGCCACTTGCGCTGCACCTCCTCCTCCTCCACAGCACCGTACGAAGATCGATACAACTGCAACGCACGGTCGCGCCAACGATCCGCATACCGCACCGGATCGCCCACCGCGTCACTCAACGTCGCAAACCAGCGACTGCACTGAGGATTCAAATGCATGCGCAACCAAGTCTCGTCCAACCGGTGCCCATCCGTGCGCCGAGATGGACGAAAAGCACGCACAATCAAATTCGCCACCAAACGAGCGCGCTCCTCGCCACACAACTTGCTAGGGATCAACGGACTCGCGTAAAATGTCAAGGTCAAATCAGGAACGTACGTAAACAACAACCCGCGACGCTCCTCCGACGCCAACACACGCATCAACCATTCGTCATCCACGCCGTGATCCAACACGTACGACACGTGCGACAACAACTCCGACACACTCACGCCGCCATCCGGAGGCAACACATACGAACCGCGCTCCTGCGCCACGACAGACCACGGACGAACATCCACCGCCACTCGAGGCTTGTTGAGCAAATACGGCTGCAACGTCAAATTCGACGCGATCGACATCAGGGGGTTTACCTTTCAGGTGCGACGTCTCGAAGCGGACCTTTCGAGCGTCAAAACGGCGCGGAAATCGCGACGCTCCGAGCTACTCCAAAGCGACGTGACGGAAGATGCCACAGTAAAATGCGATTCGCATGCTGCTGACACAACCCAACAACGATCGACTGGTCGTGCTGCCCGTGCAGTCGCAGCGAACCTTTGAGTACTACAAACAAGCGGTCGCCTCCTTCTGGACCGTCGAAGAAGTCGACCTGACCAACGACCTGCGAGACTGGAACGATCGACTCTCCGAACCAGAACGACACTTTGTCGAAAACGTACTCGCCTTCTTTGCCACCTCCGACGGCATCGTGAACGAAAACCTCGCCGCCAACTTCTACGCCGAAGTACAACTCGCAGAAGCTCGACTCTTCTACGGCATGCAAATCGCCATCGAAGGCATTCACGCGGAAATGTACAGCCTACTCATCGACACCTACGTTCGCGACACGCGACGCAAACAACAACTACTCTCCAGCGTACACTTCCCCAGCACAATAACTGCAGAAAGGGATGAATCCACACGCCCCGAACACACGCACCCCATGCCGTGGATACAACTCAAAGCGGATTTCGCACACAACTACATCAACGCACGCTCCAAAAACTTTGCAGAACGCATCGTCGCCTTTGCGTGCGTCGAAGGCATCTTCTTCAGCGCCTCCTTCTGCGCCATCTACTGGCTGAAAAAAAGGGGCGTCATGCCGGGACTCACCTTCTCCAACGAACTCATCAGCCGCGACGAAGGACTACACACCGACTTTGCCGCACATCTGTACCGCGACCTGATTCCCGAAGACCAAAAACAACACGACGTCACACGCAACATTCTACAACAAGCGGTCGACGTCGAACTCAACTTTGTGCGACAAAGCTTACCCGTCGCCGTCATCGGCATGAACGCCGACCTCATGTGCGAATACGTACGGTACGTCGCCAACCGACTTCACGCCTCACTCTGCCCGAACGAAGCCACGCCACTGTTTTCCTCAAACTGCAACAACCCCTTCGACTTTATGAACATGATCAGCATCACGCAGAAAACCAACTTCTTCGAAAGCAGAGTCTCCAGCTACGCGCGCGCCAACCTGCAAAGCGACGCCGCCGGACACGAAGGCACCAACGTCACAGACACAGAATTCTAAACAAAGTTCTAGAAGAACGTTCGGGGACGAAACCCAGCGCGACGATTTCTTTCCGCTCAGTCTGCGATCCCCAGGGCACCGCCGCACACGACGCGATGGTGCTCTCCGATCGGACCAAGCGGAGCCTCCGCTCGATGAACAAAGCCATCGCCAGCAAGTTCCGCTTCGCAGCCTCCGAGACACTCGACATCGCCTCCGTCGGCATCACGCTGCCCGCCCTGCGCGCCGAACTGCAAGCTCGCGTCGCTCAACTGCCGCATCAAGTGGAAGAACAGTTCATCTCGATCCCGTCCGGCGCCATCACCGCGCGCTTCGCGAGCTCCGCGTTCCGCAAGTTCTCCAGGTCGCGCATCACGCGCTGGAAGATGGCGATTCTGGTCGTCGCCACCATTGTCAAGGCGATGCAGAAGAACATCAACCTCGCCAGCATCCTGCCCGAAACAATCCGGTCACCCCTTCAGCCGCTGGACTCGCGCGAAAGCAGCCAAGGTAGACGACTGCGCCAAACCATCCTGCTGCCCCTCCTCGACCCCGACAACGTGCGCATCCGCATCGCACAGAACGAGCAGGAGCTGGAAGGGTCGCGCTTCAAGTCCATCCTCGAAGTGCGCGTACTCAACAACGACGTCGACGCCACCATCCGCAACATCCAACGCACGCTGCAACAACGCCTGCCCATCATCCTGCAACTTCTGAGCAAGCAACGCATCAACATTGCGTTCCCATAAAGCAGCAAAAAACTAACCCAAGAAGTCATCGGACACCCTCCCCCCCCCTCAAGCTTCGAGTGCGTGTGAAACGATACGCGCGCGACAAAACGAAGCGCTCTAACAAACAAAGGTGAACCCAACAAAAGAGACTTTTACGGTATGAACTCGGTTAGCTACGTGTACTCCTCCGCGCCGATCGGCACGGCAAGATGCGTCGTCAGCAGCAGCGTCGCTGACCAGATCGACAGACTCGTGCCCGTCATGACCGCCATGCAGCAAGAATCGCTCAACCCCAAGTGGCACGGCATCGACGACCTCAGCGAAGCCGTCATCATCAACGTCAACGCCACCACACTCACCTTCTCGCACGGACGCGCCACCTGCATCCTCGTACCGCACGCACACTCCGCCACCGTCACAGCGCTCTCCCTGCTCGCCGTCATCGACAACCTGCAAATCAACAAACCCATCGTCGCAGCAAACGCCGTCTCCGACGATCCCGATGTGTTCCAACTTGAGACGCTCTAAAATCGAAATTCATAAACACACGTCACTTGGGAGGGGTCGGGGCATTCATCGTAATATAACCCGTCGAAGCATCGACACCCAGACCGCGAGTGCCCCAAAACGCCGTCGTCATGCACGCGTGCATGCAGTTCGACAAACGAGCGTCGCGGTGCTGAAAGTGACTTCGCAAACCAACCATCAACTGCATCGTACTCACTGGGTCATTCGGCTCCGGCAAAGGGGACACCTCCGCCTGACGATACGACTGCAACGTCGGCTCCATCACACACACAAAACTACTCGTTTGCCTCTTTACTCTCCTCACGCATACATGCATGCAGAAAAACTCATGGCTGGTTCAGCTCAGAAGCGACAGTCTCCATCAAACGCTCCACGAGACGAGCGTACGCAGAATGCACGTCCAGATCTGCAGCTTGCGTCTGCGACAACTCCAGCGACATCGCATCCAAAGCAGACTTCGCCAACGCCTTCACCGTGCTGCGAGGAATATCCAAACGCTGCAACAAGGGGTACTGATGACACAACAACAAATTCCAACCCTCCTGCCAAACCTTCCAACCACCACCACCCTCAAACGGCAACGCAACCTGCAGTCGACGAGGCGTCCAGTACGACGCCGAAGACGACGACGACGCCGATCGAGTGGAAGGAGCGCGCGGCTTCCATTTCGCAGTCAACGGCATCGGAATCGAACGCTGCAACAACGCCGCACTCTCCTGCTGACGCACGCCGCGAGAATTCTCCACCATCGCGTACGCATCCGACTGCGATGACGACACAACGTAATCAATCACCGCCACGCCGCACGAGCCGTCAGAGTCCTTCAAGGAACTGTGACACTTTGCAAAGGAGACAGCATCAATGCAAGTGCCCCACGCGTCGCCATCCGCCCACGTATCCACATCGACGAAATGCAAAACACGCACATTCTTCATGCACCACAGGTCGCCGGCATACAACGCATTGACCCACGCAGCAATCGACACCACCAAAATGTCGATACTTCCACGACCCACGTCGCGCAACACCTCGTCGCGCGCACTGCGAGACACGCTGCCGTCCAACACATCCACGCGCGCCGAACGAGTCTGCTCCACCGGCGCCTGGTGCTCCGGATCGTCCGGGTGCGGCACCAGCTTGGTGATCAACACGCGCGACAACTGCGAAACCCACGCGTCGCGACGAGCCGCCTCCAACGGATGCAAAACCAACACCTGCGGCCAACGAGATATCGAATTCACATTTTGCAACACCGTCTGCTCCAACGATGCATCCACGTCGCTGCGAAACAACTCCATCGTCGGATACGAAGACGACAAAGCGGCGTGTGAACGCGCGTCGAAAGCACACACACGACCACCCGGAGCCAAACTCCACACCGGAGGCATGCGCGACGACGGCACCAACACCACGCAGTGACGCATGGCGGACGGCAAATGCTCGCGCTCCAACCCCGGAGGAGGACGATCCACTACGCACAACGACGCCGTATGGAACGACTGAAAACGACCGTTGTAGGCCTGCGGCGTCGTCACCAACACCGTGATCACGCGCTGCGAAGGCGTGCCCGCCGTGCCAGATAACAACGCAGCGCGCTCAATGCGAGATGCCCACTCGGAAATCGCACCCGGAGGACACAACACAATCACAGTATCCTGCGGACGCGCGTCGTTCAACATCAACGTAATCGCCGCCAACTGGGCGTCCAACGACATGTCCCAGTGCACCAACAACATCTCCGACATCTGCGAACTCGCGTAGAAATTCAAGAGATCGGCGTGCGCAGCCTTCGGCGTCGACAACTTCTTGACGCGATACATAGACGGCTGCGCGCGAGACACACCCGTCACCACCGTCCAACGACCCTCCAACGGAGACAAGTGAACAACCGTGCTGCTCGTCGGCTGAGCCTGCAACAACGCGTACGACGACTCCTCCTCCAAACCAACATCCTCCTCGCCACCCAACGAAGAAGAGGCATCGTCGTCCGTCCAACGAAACAACGCACTCGTCAACGCATTCGTCGACCCACGACCCACATCACCATCCATCTCCAAACGAACACCCTCATCCACACGCAACGTAAACGCATTCGCACCCGACAACACCACGATGCTCGCCTCGTTGCCCGAATCGATACGATAACGAGGCTGACGCATCACGGCCGGAGACGAAGACGCCGTCACCTTCAAACCCGCTTCCGACGCCACCGAAGCCGCCGCCGCCGCAGCGCCGCGCCAACGAATCGATACACCTGACATTTACTACTATCATCACGTCAAATCAAGTCGTCTTGAGATTTTCACGAACTTTCATCAACCGTGTCGTCGCCACCATACGAGGCATCCGAACGCGGCGCATCTTTGTACACCGTACTCACCCACTCATTCTCCACATCATCCGGACTCGGAACGTAACTGCAACGACGCCAAAACATTTCGCGCTCCGGCAACACACTGTACACCTTCGGAGCTGCAAAGTCAGCCACCACGCAACGACCGATGCAACGACCGCGGTGAGCCGTCAACACGTACAACATGTGAATGTACTTGAACGGCTCGCCCACCACGTAACCCACCAACTCGCCGCGCAAAAACACCGTCATCAAATTGCCACTCTCCGACAACGGCAAACTACTCGTCGTCGACAACGCGCGACGACGCGAACCCACATCCGACGCCGACACCCACTCATACTGCAACTCCGTATTCGACACATCGATGCGATCCATGACGCGAAGAAAGAAATCACGACGCATAATACGACGCTTCACGCACGCAAACGCACTCACTCCTGCGCGACATAGTGCAACGCGTAGCGGCGCAAACTTTGAAAGGCGCCGCGCTCCATCATCGAAACGATGCCGCTGGCGGATCCGGGCTCCGAACCCGTACCGAACGTAAAACGGTTCAGCAACTGACCGGACGGCGCCAACGACACGTTCATGTGAATGTGCGTTTGGCTGCCGACGTCAGCGACGTCCACCGCACACGCAACTTCGCTGCTGACGCCGAGCTCCTCCAGCCAACGCATGTTGACGCGCAGCCACTCCAACCACGCGCGCGCACGAAAAGAGGCGTCCGAAGGAGCAGAGAACGTCAGCAACATGATCGCACACAATGATCGCGCCTGCCGTTCTTTTTCTGAAAAAATGTTCTAAGAAGATTCCTCCAGCGGAGTACCCGGCGGAACCAATAGAAACACGAGACCGACCGGCAAAAGGCGCGACAAACTGCGCACCAGCAACGCCGTCACCAACCCCATGCCGCGCTCACCACACATCCACAAAAGGACCGCCCCCAGGTAAGAACTCACGTCGGCGCCGAAATTAGACAACGACATCAGCAAGGCATACAACGTCGCCTCCGTGCCCGCCGGACAAAGCTTCGCCGACAATGCAAACATCGGCATCAACGACAAACGACCCACCACCGGACTAAACGCCGTGTCGCCCAACGCAAACAAACGATCCGGCACCCCCATCGCGCGGTTCGCGTGCGTCACAAACGCCACGTCAAACAAGGCACACAGCGACAACAACACGTGCGACCCAATGAACAGGGAACGATAGCTGTAGTGCTTAAAGTAGCGCTGGTACAGTGCAACACCACCCAGCATCGCCAACAAAGACAGCGTACTCAAGAAGCCGAGAAACTCAATCGTAAAACCAGGACCGTCCTCGTCCATCGTGTACCACGCAAACATCGCGGCATCCACCGACGGAACGATCGCCTCGCGCAGAAAGATGTACACGGCAACTCGCGCCAACGTTTCCGCATGCTCCACGTTCGGCAGCTTGCGCATTCCAAAGTATACACCCAACATCAGCAACAGCGCACACACAATGGTGGTGACGCCGCGCACCACCTCGCTCGACGTACTCAGCGTCACGGCCGCGATGGCCAACGCAGTGCCGACGTTGGCGGCGGTGATCACGGGCAGCGCGTATCCCGACGTGACGGAGGCTGCGTTCTGCGTCAACAGGCGGCGGCTTTCGCGATCGTCTTCGACGTAGCTGTGCATTTCAACATCGCCCGCATCCTGCGCGACGTTCACGTCCTGCAGAAACACGCCAGCACACAGCACCGCACACGCCGGTACGATCAGAAGCCCGAGGGTTTCGCGCGCGCCGAAATAATCAATCAGAAAGCCGCTGCTCAGCGACCCGATCAATCCTGCTGTCGCGTAGGATCCCCAGCTCAGAGATTGCAGTGAAGGAGCCAGCGAAGGGTGCAACTTGGATCGCTCCGTCACCGCTGCATCCAACACAACGTCCGGAACCGCCATGGACATGTAGCCGCCAACCAACAACAACGTCAGCGACATCAGCGACATGCTGAACCCCACGCTCAAACACATCCAACACAACAGTCCCAACGCGGAGGACAACACCAAGTACGGACCGCGACGCTTCCCGCCCCACAAAGGAACTCGATCACTCATCATGCCGTACAATATCTTGATCGACCACGGAAGACGAGCCACCGTCATCACCGTCTGAGCCACGTAAGGATGCACCCCCATGTCGTGCATCAACAAATACGACACCGACGGGTACAACCAATTGCCACCAAGACCCTGAGAAACGCCGTACACCGCCATCACCACACCAACCAACGGGAACCCGAACGCCGAAACTAGATTCTGGAAGAATTCACGCATACCGCAACAATCAATCTCACCTTTGAATAAAAGGAAAACATTTTGTGCACGATCGCGACATGAGTGGACGACGCTATTACCCCCGTCATGGCGCCGCCGCTGGCGCTCCCGCTGGCGCTCCC